CCTTTTCAGCATCTGATGCCACAACATACACTGTGACATGAAGTGCTCCGCGCCCCCCGCCCTTCCGTGGCATTCCCTCGCCTTCGATGCGAATCACCTCCCCATTCTGAACTCCGACAGGGATTTCCACTACAAGGCCCTGCGGATGCCCCGGATGTGTATCCATACGCTCCTTGCACCCGAGCAGCGACTCCTTCAATCCAATCTTAGTGCTTATCTGCAGGTCATCGCCGCCGTTCAACCGCTTGAATCGTATATCTTCATCCGCCTCTTGAAGATTAATATGCACATCACCGGGCTCTATAAACTCCGCTTGGTCCGAGCACTCATTCGAAAATCGTAGCACCTCTCCAGGTCGCATACCAGGCTCAATCCTGAAATCGAGCGACTTCTCCTGGGTTTTCATCTTTTTCCCGGCGCACGATTTGCACGCAGAAGCCACCCGCTTTCCGGCCCCCGCACAGGCATCACAAGGACCACGCATTAGAACATTCATGCCGGGCCCCATCATCATCATTTGCTGCTTCACTCCGGAGCCACCGCAATTCCCGCACTGCTCGTATGTGTCCGCTCCAGACCCTTTGCATCCGTCGCAGAACTTCTGCCGCTCGAACTGTATGCGAAGCTGCTTTCCGTGGTAGTAGTCGTGTAGGCTGATGGAGAGGTCGTGCACCTTCGGTGGCGGTTTCTGCCCCTTTTGTTGCTGCCGCTGGCCCTGTGGCCCCCTTGGCCCAAACATTCCAAAGAGGTTTCCAATGTCGAACGGGACATCGCCGCCTCCGAACTGCACCCCCCCAAAGGGCATACCCCCTGCAAATGGTATGCCCGTTGAGTGGTCTGCTACTGCATCGTTGTGCTCCTGGCCGGTCTGGTCATAAATGGCCCGTTTCTGGTCGTCGCTCAGAATCTCATACGCTCGCTGTATTTCCTTAAATTGCTCGATGTCGCCGCCCTTATCTGGATGGTGCTGTAGGGCCATCTTTTTATAGGCCTTTCGGATTTCATCGGTGCTACAGCCGCGCTTAACACCTAGTCGGTCATAGAGAGATGACATCACTTTATATGTGTTGCGTATAAATGTTTAGGTCTCACCCTCCCCCCCGCTTAAGAATATACCCATCCATTTATGAAGCGGAATGCCTGTTCAGACTTGTCTGGTGGGGCAGGAAGAGCCCCTTTCCATATTGAACCAAGTATTGACGGATCCTCCCCATATTTTCTTATCGGGGGGATACGGATCTGGTAAAACAACTCTAGTGAATGATTTCTTGCAAACATATTATTCTACACACGGGATTTCTACGAGTGACCCTGAATGGGTGCTGTGGCTCTCGTCAGAGCAGGACCGTGGAATACATTGTGTGCGACAGTCTGTTGCAGAATTCGTGCGCCACAGCTCGGCACGAGAGGGTGTCTATAGATACATTATTGTGGACGATGCAGATTCGCTTCCCATTATTTCGCAACAGGCGTTGCGACGCCCTATGGAGACACATTCGCACACTACCCGTTTCGTATTCGTTAGTCGGCATGTTGGCGACCTTATCAAGCCACTGAAATCGCGCTGCCTTCATATAGAGATTGAGACGATTTCTCCCGTTATCCTTGTCAATCACTTTTGTAAAATAAATGGAAAGCCAGGTATGCAGTTCGAGCCGAATGCGATTGCTATGTTTATGAGCCTAGCAAAAACACCGACAGAGCTCAAGAATACTACACGCATCTTATGTGCAATAAATGGAGGGGCCAAGAAACAGATTGAGGGGGATGATATTATTTCTCTCTTTGCAGCTCCGTCGTTTTCTCTCTGCCTCGACCTTCTCCGAGCATACATTCGACGCGATGAAGAGAGTATGAAACATATTTTTCTTGATATATGGATGACTGGAATCTCATATGAAGATTTTCTATACGAACTGACCTCCTCGATTCATCAACTGGGAATCATTCCTCCGAAAATAAGTCAGGATATTCACCAACTTATTTTGAAGGGGTGGATTTTATTTGCACAGGGAAAAACACACACGCTTGATGTCATGCGGCTTTTCTTTCATATAGAGTAAGAGTCGCAACGGTAGGGGATGCCGACCAAGACACAAAAAAAACTATTTAGAAAGATACCACCGACCGAGTTTGTTGAGGAAATCCTCCGAGCCTGCGGTTTCCTAGGAATAAAGGATTTACGGTGGTTTCTTAAGGAGGAAATAAATCTCGATACGGTTGAAGAGTGGCTGCCGAATCTAGAGCCGTATTATCTTCCGTGCAAGGTCGAGCGATTTCTCTACCGATTTTCAGCAGATGCATGTGTGACAGTCTTCCGGCATATTTTGCGGCCTCATGGATATGATCTTGTAACGCAAGAACGTCTCTATAAAGATAAGAAGCATACGATGTATCAGATTCAACCTCTCGATGTCTTTCAAGATTTGAGTGGGGGAAACTTAGAAGTTCGATTTGATTAATCTTTACAATAGATAGAAATGCCGGGCTCTTCTAAATTAACAAGAAAAAGTAAACGCCTACATAGACGAGTCACGCGGCGCAAACTCGCTTTACCGTCTATTGCTGAGGTTAATGAATCAGCTGCTTCTAATGCATCTGGTTCTGCTTCTGCATCAGCATCGGCATCTCCAATGGGTATGATACCCGAATATATTGAGTTTCCTTTAAGGCGTAAAAATGCCGACCCTGTAGTAATAATAAAGGGAATAATGAAGCGCACTGGAATCACGATGAAACAGAAACAGAAATATGCGCGGTATGTGATTTCTCAATTTACTCCGCAGCGCCTCGAACGCTTGGAGCGTATACAAAGTATCCGTTCGGGTAAACACAAGCTGCGTTCAGTCCCGGCCAATGTTCAGGAGAGGATGACGCGCGGTAATAATCCGGCCAATATTGTCGACTATGTCCTTGGAAAGCAGGAACTTACGATGGAACAGAAGGAAGCGCTTGTGCAACACGTTCTCAAGCAGTATCCTGCCTCACGGTTAGAGGCGATGGAGAAATAGTGCGGATTATTTTCGGCGGTATAAGTATAAATGCCGATAATCATCACCTCCCGTGCCCAAAAGGAAGCGGCGGCGGAGGCTGAGCGCGCGGCTGCGGCTGCGGCGCGTGGGAGAAAAGCTGTGGCAAATGCTTTAGCAAAGCACATCGGCGGCGGCCGCCGCACGCGTAAGTCTCGCGGTCTCATGGCCTCAGTCAAGAAGTTTTTCGGCATGACTCGCAGCCGCCGTGGCCGCAGCCGTCGCCAGTAAATGCCTTACCGTCTAAGCTTAAAAATAAGGAAGCCAGTGGCTTCCTTATTTTTAAGCTTTGCGACTACTTAGTGACATGCATTTAAAGTAAGGAAGGTCTTTCGGCCTTCCTTACTTTAAAGCGTCACTGCTAAACATTTAAGGCCATCTTGAATAACCAAGAAATCGCTAGATCCGAGGACAGAATCTGTTCTTCACTCATGCGTAAAAACCATCCGAAGGCACTGCGCCGCTCGAGTTCAGTCCACGGGATAAATGCATATCGGCTCTCTGTCGTCACCTCGAACGGCAACGTACCCTCCTGTCCTGCCGCAAGCAAATCCTCGAGCTGAATGCGACGTCCCGCGGCACCCTTACGACCCAGCTCGACCAATGGGAACACATCAACCTGTCCGGCAAAGTCACGGAGAGCATCGGCAGTATCGGACTTCTCATCATGGCGGAACTCGGAGCCGCCTGAGCGACGTTCAAGGCGTTCGCGGGCCTTCGCCTCCCATGCAGTCCATACGGGGTGCGCGGGTATAGGCGACCATACTACACGGAGTCCAGGTACACCAGTTCCCGCCGGCCCCGTGAAGGTCACATCGGAGTCCATGCCAAAGAAGACAACCTTCTTCTTCTTCATGTCTTTCTCTTCAGCCTGCGGCACCTGCATATCCTTCAGCCAAACTGTCGATGGAGAAACCCACAAGCCGCCCCACTTCGCTAAGACAGCGGCACGAATCCAGTTTAGCTCGGGTTCATTGATGACCGTCTCCGGATTCTGTAGGGGCGTCGGGAGCTGATCCCATCCCCCGAGACGAACGGCAAGATCGGCGAGGCCGCCGATGACCTCCACGCGATACGACTCCCCGAGATGCTTCACAGCGGCCTCATAGCAAAGATTCAGGCAAGGGATATTGATGACGCGTGTTGAGCGAGCTCCGAAATCAGCCCAGTTTCGGGAGTTCACTTCACTATTGTTATAGTAAATCCACGCCACGGGTAAACCCATGCCTCTTGATAGGGCATTCTTGTCTTGCATGGCATCATCCTCACGAATATATTTAGTTGCAACCCAGCCGAGAACGACGGCTAAGAGAACAACTATGCCGGTTGCTCCAAGTTGTTTAGGATTCATTGGTAGCCTTCTCTTATGACTTATGTTTATTTTAAGGACGATTAGTCCTTAAAATAAACCTATAAGGCTACCGTTAACTTATGTTTATTTTAAGGACTACTTTTGCGTAATGACAAGCTGCTTCATCCTCTCAAAATACTGTGCCGCCGCAGACCCTTCCGCCGCTGCACGAACCTGTCGCTGCATTTCAGCGCGTGCCATCGCAGCCTCAGAATCTGCGAGTGCCTGCGCCTCGTGATTCGTTAAGGGATCGGGTGTCTTCTTCCGAGATGCAGAATAGTTATCAAAACTCCGGGCTTCCACCTTCACATCGGAGACCTGATTCGTGAGCATATTCTGCGTGGTATACGCGTGCTTCAGGTCAGTATACTTCAGATTCGCGTTAGCAGCCGCCGTATAGTCACCCTTGTTCACTCGCCCGAGCTCAACGCCCTGATTCGGCATCATCGTGAGAGCCTGGGGCTGCATGACAGATAGCTGTGAGCTTTGAGAAACCCGTTTCCGAGCCTCATCCTCAAATGCACGATTGAAGACATCGCGATTAAACTTGCCACCGAACTTCTTAGTCTCAGGTTCATCGGCCGCCTTTAACCAGTCTCCGTATCCTTCATCCTCGGGATCGGGCATGCGCGTTTGTTCGAACATCTGATTGAATGCATTCATGTCAAGCTTCTTCGGATTCAACCGGACAGGTTCAATCATTTCCCACTGTTTCGAATCCGTCTGCCGACCATCCTTCAGAGCAGTAGGTGCCTCGACGACGCTCTCTTTGGTACGACCACCTCGGATACGTTGAAGAATCTCTCCGAGATATGCATGCGCCCGTGTAACTGCCTCGAACTGTTCTTCTGTTCCTCCTTTGTCGGGGTGCACCATTACGGCCGCCTTCTTATATGCCTTTTTGAGAGCTTCTTCGGTCAATGCAACCTCTTCCTCAAGTCCTAGAACACGGAGACAATTCTGAAAATAGGTGAGCGCCTTCTCATTGCGACGTCCCTTGGCTACATGGGTTGATGCGGAGACACGGTCTCCTGCAGCGGCAACTGATGCGGTTTGTTTGGCATAGACAATCTGATTCTGAAGAGGCTGCAGGACCTGCTGTTGTTGCTGCCCCTGTTCACCAGGAAGTATCGGGGGCGCCAGACCCGCCCGGACTTTCGCTACGTAGTTCAGCATTTGTCCGTATACACCACTTTGTTTAGCTGCGGCTATATATTCTTGTCCGGCAAGAACAGTCTGAATCATCTCACAACGTGTTTGTGGATTTTGTATGCGTAATAAATCTGTGTACATTCGAGTCCATGATGCACTCATCCTTCTAGGATTCAGTCAGAGTCTTTTATGCTGGCATTTACTCTCACCATTAACTAGATAATGGAACCCGATTTCACTAAGAAGAATATCCCTGACTGGTTTATCTGCGATTGGTTTTATTTCTTTTTTTGGCTAAATCTGATAATCGCTGTATTGTATTTAGTGTTCGTTTTAATGACAGGAGCCGCGAAGGGTCTGCGTGTCGCGACCATGACGGGAGGTCTGATAGGCATGATGCTCGGTGCGACGAATATGCTCTTTTTCTATCTGCTGTGTGACCGGTCTCTAAAACCAAGGGCTTAAACTTTTATTTTATAGTAAGATGGTAGAATGGATTCTGATCTTACGGTTGGCGATGTATACATAAAAGTCCATAAAGTGGATGGTCACCACAGTGAACCTAGAACATTTCTGGGGGTTTCTGTAAATGGATATATACAGTTTGCTGGAGCGGAGCCTGGTCAAATCATGTCCGAAAGCCCAGCATGTTGGATATTCTACAAAGTCGGAGATGCGGCGTTGCCGGCCCCGGTACAGGTGCCCGCTGGCTGGGTTGAAGGTGCTGGCGGGTTTTATGATCCGGTCGCCACTGCCGCCGAGCGGAAACGCTTTGAGGACCGGATTGCTGCTTCTGTCGCTGCTGCGCCTGCTGCCCCTGCTGCCCCTGTCGCTGTTGAGGATGCCCCTGTCACTGTAGAGGTCCCCGCTGCCGTTGAGGCTGCCCCTACCGGTGATGCTCAGAAATAACGAAGCTCGAAGAGCTTCGTTATTGCAGAGCCTATCACCAG